GAAAAGCTATCAGACATTTCGGGCATTTCAATCCTCAGTACCTCGTCTATTGAATGAGCTCGTAACTCGAATTTTCGTTTTACGAGATACCAATAAACCTCATCGCTGAGTACTACCGGCTTCTTACAGAGACTGATCACCACGATCACCCCAATCAGGGAGTCCGCGTTCGGAAGAAAGCCAACACATTCGAGTATCAATTTTTGCGTGTATCTTTTACGACCCGTTAAAGGTTGTCAAATTATACTACTATAGTTCTCGAATTATTCAGGTTGGCGTATATAGACATTCTGCGAAGTTTCGCAGTTAGGCTACTCTTCCACACACCTTTAGGCAGTGTCTCACCACGCAACCACTTTACATGACCATGCCTGGTCAAAACAGCTTCGGGTAATTACTCCGGGGCTGTGTGGTGACTGCGTAATTTGTAATCAGCGTAATATATTATCAATCTTGCGATTTGTTCATTTTCGACAATTGCCGAAAAAAAAGTTCTGATCCGGATTACTCAAACAAATAAGATGAGTATTTTTTCATGTTTGGGGGGATAGAATCATACCAAGACCATTGAGATCTGCCAACAGAACGCGTCTATGAGCCTCCACCGTCTGTGTCTTTCCATTTTCTTATCAAAGTGCTGTATGGGATGTCCAAAATGCGACTAATCGCAGCAATCGAGATCCCCTTTTCCCGGTACTCTTTTATTTTTGCGATCGGTAGCTTGCGTTCAGGCCGTCCAAGTATTTTACCCTCACTTTTTGCCCTGGCTATTCCCAGCTTAGTACGTTCAATGAGGCTTTCACGTTCCCGGTCCGCAACCCATGAGAAGATTGAGAGCATCAGATCACGGAGTTTGCGATCTTCAATCCTGCTCCATGATTCAGCAGGTGATAAGGACCAGATCCGGATACCTCTGCTTTCGAGATCCTGTATTGTGCTGAGCGTGTCAAGGAACGATCTACCGATCCGGGATATTTCAAAAACATAAAGCGTTGCCTCTTTCCCTTTTAAGCCATGCAGTAATTCAGCGAATCCCGGTCTATCTTTATTGACGGTAATACCGGACAGATGATCTATGTAAATATTGGAACGCTTGACACCTTCTTTCAGAATGAGCTGCACCTGGTTGTCTGCATTCTGATCTTCCCGGCTTACCCGGACGTAACCGAATTTTAACAATGAAATTTCCTCCTATTGAAATTTTGTGAAATGGTACAAAATAATTGACAATTATTAGGATCGAATCTCAAGCAGGATCCGGGAGTACTACAAATGTATCTACATATCGTCTTATCTTTTGAATGTTGCAATTGATTCTCATTATGAAAAATATTAGATTTTATATTAACCGAAAAAAAGACTGGAAATGGTCTTGGATCTATCATAGAATTATAAAACCAAAAAAACAATCCAAGATCCGGATTATTAAATTCTCTCTCTCTTTTTTTGAAAATTATTGATGGATGAAGTAATCCGTTAATTATTTTTTTAATGAAAAAATTAACATCAAGTTTAATGTGATTTGTATCATTATATCTTTCAAGATAATTCTCTCTATCAATCAATATAAGACAATTAGAATAAGTCTCCCACGTCCTTGAAAACTCTATATCGGGATGAATAATCCAAATCATATTTTTATAACATTTTTCACGTAGAAATCTTTCATTTACTGGAAGAGAAGAATGTTGGAATTCAACAATTAACCCTGATGGAGTTTTTAGATCTGCTCTTTTATGATAATCACCAAAAGGATAAGGAACCTCGATATTTATACCAGCAATGGGATTCAATATCTTATTTTGCCAAGCACGATGCCAAGGTGTCATACCATCTGAATATCGCATTGAATCACAATCTGCATCGGGATAATGGGCAAAATGATGTACTATATAAGTTCCCATTTTTGTAATCAATGGTTTTCCACAATCCGGGCATGTCGCCTTAATACCTTTTGTTGGGAAAATAAGTTCTGTTGTCCCCTCTTTTAACGCAGTAAGCAAGAAATCACCATAACTCACCGTTTATGATAAACAATAATACTCAAAAAGGTATATTACTTTTGATTCTCTTTATCGTTCGTTTTTGGTGTACTTCTTTTTCACCACAACACCCAAAACAGTATCGCGCTTTTCCTGCAATTCTCTTGCCGCTCTCCTCAACTCCTCTGCGCTCCTCGGTTTTGGTACGGGTGATGCGTGCCAATCATCAGGACTGCGAACCTTGATTCTCATATTATCCCAATCGAACATATAAACCTCCTAACAAAAACAAGTTGTATTCACCGGACATCCACAGTCAATAGGTCCCCAAAGTGGGAAAAGATAAAGAAATAACAATATAAGTCCGAGAAATATCAAAGCGAGTTCCCACGGCGGATTTTCGTCCATGTATAAACCTCATGATGCTATATCAAAATAACGGTGCTGCACCTTTCATGAATGCGCTTTCAAGAATCATTACCAGAACCAGACAAACTACAAACGAACCCTTGTGAAATCCGACAACCATTCTGGAAAAATCACTTACCGATAAATCCCACCATCGCCAATTGGGGAATAAATTATTTATTATGTTGAGAATCGCCAATATGCACTCCCAAACGTGGCGAAATTGCCCGTAAGCAGGAAATCGCTTTCCATTGTCTCGACCGGTACTTCGTAGATAAGGTATCCGTCCAAGCTGTTGCCCTCACCCATCCTGAGGATCCCCGGCTTCTCTGCAATCCAGCCTCCTGTCTCCGGATCATGTCCTGAGTATCTCCTGACATACCCAAAGGGCGGTGCGATAATAGGACCATCACCATTCTTTGAGTAAGTATAGTAATTGTCGAGCTCGAGAATCGTGTACTGAGGGAGCACCGGCATGACATTAACCTGGAGGGCTCCACCAAGCTGCAGCCTGAAATCATCAGCATCAAACGCCCACATGGACGGATCAGATGTGCCATTGGTCCCGAACACTTCTTCATGAATCCAGACAATCAGGTATCTATTGCCGGCCGATGGTTCGATTGGATAGTACTGCCCCCATAGTTGATTGAAGTACGTCAGCTTATCCGCGAACGCATGGCGGTACACGATTATGCCGGCATTCAGCTCTTTCTCGCCCTGGACATCATACCTGTGCCACTTGAACCATTGACCCTCCCATCGCTCGCCGTGCATCAGCGGATCAACGTAATGAGGCGCCAATGTTGGTATGGCTTTGGGTGTGGGTATTGGAGTGGGAGTGGGGGAAGGTGTTGGTGTAGGGCTTGGGGTGGGTGTTGGTGTGGGTGTTTTCATTATATCTGTGGCGGTATTCTTGGCGGCTGTGATGCAACCGGAGGACAGCACGAATATCGCAAGCAGGCCGATGAGCATTACTGCGATTAAAAGAACTTCGACAACTCCTTTGTAATTGAACTCAGTCATAATCTCTCCGAAAATTTCATTGTAAGATACGTGGCAAGCGAACCACCAAAAACGCCCAAAATAAGCGAATACAAATCGATTGTCACCCTCTATTCCTCCACCACAATGCGAAACCACACAAAAGACCACACACAAAGCCAATCGGTATCAACGTCAGGAATATTTCCCCTTTTACAGTGAAAGAACATGCATCATAAACACATTCTTCAATCATCCTCTATTCCTCCGGCTGGCATATTCCAACGGCTCCCCAATAAGATTACACGCGAATTGGTATGCTAAGAAAGCATCCTCCTCTTTTACAAAAGCACCAAGTCGATTTAAAACTCCAGATATCCTAATTTGCGCTTTCCATCTTTTATCTTTATTATCCCAACTTACGCCGGGGTGTGATGAAGATTTCTTTTTAAAATTTACCCAATTTTGCTGATTTTGACGACTTGTAACCACTCGCAGATTTTCTTTTTGGTTGTTCAACCCATCGCCATCAACATGATCTATTTGAAAACCAATGGGGGCATCTAGTATGATACGATGCATTTTTTGTTCAAACCATTTTTCACCAATTTTATAATTCCTAACGGCATACCTAGAATATTTTTTATGCCCGGATATATGCCATTTAAATTTATTCAAAAATAAGAAATCTTCATCATCGACAATAGTCACCCTTCCCTGAGTCAACAATATCTCCTTACTCATTCTTCCACTTCCCTAGGAGCCTGCCATCTGCTTTCAACCACTTCAGAAATCTCCGGCTTGATTGCCAGAACCGAAAACCGTCCCAGTTCGGGGAAGCATTCTTCCTGGGTTTCGGCTTCTTTTGGTCGCTGATCGTTAAATCCGACATATCGAACCCTGCACCTTTTCAACCATGCCCGATCTTCTTCCTTCTTTGGCATTAACGGAAAAGGCCATGGGCGATCTGTCGGGCTTGCTCTCCCATCCTCCGTTATGAATTTTCCTTCGTTTCTCCGGAAGTTGGCCGGACGCTTTACCCACGGCGGTGGGTTACAATGGGGTGATAATTTCTTACTCTCGGAGCTGTCTATATTCGCACCACAGCACAGGAGAGTACAGACCAGGTTGTCACGCATTGCCGGAGGGAGGTTTAGAAATCCCTGGGCGTATGCAATTATCCTCCCCCCAGAGCTCCTGATCTCCAACACGTTCTCGGTGATTGCCTCGGACGCTTTGGTTCTCGTTGGATCTGTTGTTATCCTCTGCCCGGATACGGTCCACTGTGTTTCATCAATGTGAAGCGAAAACGGGAATATTCTTGGCATTGTTCTTAGACGCGACCAATCTGCCAACGTCTGAAAGAACTCTACCATCCACAATGCACGTGCTTCCTTTGTCCAGAAAGCATTTCGGAACGCAAGGATATTGATGTGTTTTTTCTTTATTGCCCACCAAGCATCTCCCGCGTCCGGGATGTGGGTAACTATCGGGTGGTCCTCGATGGGTTGCCACTTCCCGTTTATCCTTTCCTCGATAAATACCTCGGAATACTTTGGCACGATGATCTGAACCGGTATATCCTGACATAACAATGGGACGATCTCATCCGACTTCCCCGAGTCCATCCAGATCTGTGTCTCAGTATGTTTCAACCAGTTGACCATCCAATAGCCTTTATTGGTTTTTCCACCTGCTCCGGTAATCCCAATAATAAAACAGTGGTTTCCGTGCTTCCAGACAAAATCATCAAGAAACATTTTGCCCGGGCCGGTGATAGCCCATTTCTGTTGCACTTCATCAAGTTTTGCGAGATACCCCGGACTTATACCCTTCATCCAATCACATCCATATCATCGGTCATCTTCTGTTTATCGATTACTTTTGAGATAGCGGTGATCTCATCCAGCTCACGGAGAATAACGCGGAGATTTTTTATGAAAGATATTTCATCGGGGTCACAGGTGTATTGGTCCTCATAGGATGCTTTGTATAAATCCCATGTGGCGTCGATGTGTTTACCGGCCGCTTCCACCTTCGGGAATAACTCGGTATTGTACCAATCGGCTTTCTTGTTTTCCTCATAGTAAATCGGGAGGTATGCACTCAGGTTACTATACCATTTATCAAGAATGAAAAGACGCTCGATATGGAGCTGGGGACCTCGATTGAAGTTAATCTTCTCATAGAAAATCTGAGCGGGGTACCCAATGTACCCCATCCCAGCGGCTGCTCTACTGGCTGCGACCATAGCGGATTCTTGCGTACATGATCGCTACGCCAACAATCACACCAACAACGAAACAGAATATTCCCAACTGATAAGCGTTATCCATCCACGCTTTGTTGAGTGCTGCAAGCTGTACCGGATCAATTGTCTGTGTTGCCACAACAACCGCTTCATCTATTATCATTTGGCTGCTCATTCTTTTTTCCTCCTCTGAACCAATTAATTACTCTTCCAATTATGCTCTCCTTCTGCTCTTCCTGGAACTGGGGAATGCCTATCCCGCCCTGCACGATATTAAGCCGGGGCTTGTTCAGGAACGTCCAGAAATTATTGAAGTACACTCCGTCCTCATTGATGGAACCCTCTTCATATCTTTCATAGAAATCAATCCACAGGGAAAAGTCAAGACCTGTTGGATTGCCCGGATCTACGATTGCATCATCAAGCATCTGCCGGTACTTTCCCCGTATGGTTATATCGGCAGAATCCAAAGCAGACTGGACACTATCAAAATCCTTTGCCAGACCCTTGATACCCTCGGACTCCAACATTATCCTGACGAAATCAACTTTCTTCTGGTCGATAACCCGATCGCGATGGTTCAATGCCTTGAAGAGTGCCTTCCTTGCAATGAACTCTTTATTTACCCTTGAAGGCCGCCCCATCTTCTGAATCATGATCCGGGCAATCTCAATGGTTGCCAGCTCGGGATCTAATTGCCAGGGCTGGACACCGGCATTGCCGCGCTCGGATATTCCCGGGGACTGCGGGCGAAGTGCGACCTGTGGCGATTGCTCCTTACTCATGACATCATTGCTCCGACAATGGGACCCAAGAAGAATGTGCCGATACCCAAGCCGACAAACAGGAAGATCATCTTATCCCGCATTGCCGGACGCAACAGCATGGCTTCGCTGGCATCGTCCATGATCGCCTTTGCTCCCAGTACGTTCTCACGATTGGGAAAGGCTGTCATTCTTGTGAACAGGGGTGCGGTCTCTCCGGACTCTGATACGATCCATCGTTTTGTTGTCAGGCCTTTATCGTCAATGACATCAATCGGACCGTATTCTTTGTTCTTTTCCCACAGTTTGGCATTCCACGTACACAGAATAGTATTACCGCGATCTTTGCAGGAATCTATTAGCTGTAATGATTTGACCATCCCTGCTTCATCGACATCCATTACCTTGATTACCGGGATTGAACGTCCCATTAATCTGAATTTCCACTGTTCTATGAACTTAATCCGCATTCGTATCACTCACGGGAATTGGTTTGTAGTAGTCACATTTTGGATCGTCCTCGTACCGGCATTTGAAATACTCGTCTCTGTTCTCACATTTCGTGCAATCAAATTTCTTTGGTTTCCGCATGGTATCAGATCCTGAATATTCCTCTGAAACTGGATATAATCTGAATGAGATAGTTCCATATTTCCATCATGAAATTGAGCAATGCTCTTTGTAATCCGATGAACTTTTTATAGAACCGGAACACATCGAAGCCTCTGCTCGTTACTGAGCTTATAGCTGAGTATGCCATCGTAACGCCAATGTAAAGGGCAATGGTGAGGAGAAGATTCTTGATAAAGAAGAAATCGATTATCCCGAAAAGCATCCAAGCGAACGCGAGAACAAAACCAAATATCTTCTTTGCGAACTCGATAAACTGGAATGCCCAATCAATTATACCCGTTGCCTTTGCATCTTTTAAGACGACATCACCCGGTGCTGATAAGATTGTCAGATCAACCGGCTCGCTGCTCTGGAATGTAATGCCAGTTATAAGACTTTGACTGAATCCCGGTGTTGCGAAATAGGTCTCAATCGCATTTGTAGTGAAGAAAGGATCATACAGTAGGAATCCTTCCGAATATACCGTTTCGTTATCATCGTCCACATACGAGGCATACGTGAATGAGAACATCTCGGTATCATATTGTGTGGCATCAAAAAACGCCTCATAATCTACGACACTGTTTAATTCGACACTTCGATATGACCAACCCGGATACAGATAGATGTACGATGTCGAACCCGTTACTGTTGAACCATTCCCATACGTCAATGTGAAATTGGTGATCGCACCAAGTCCACACCGCATACTAAAACCATGGATCACCGTATTTGTTGGGGAAAAATCCACGCTTACAACATCGTTGAACTTTGTCTGGTTGATCTGTAAAGTCTCATCATCCGGCTGTATTTCGATATGGACATACTTAGCGCAAACGGGGGATACAATCATACCAAGCAGTACGAGAACTGCCAACAGAACGAAGATATGACCCTTTGTTTTTGGCATCATATCACTTTGCCCCCAGTTTGACTCCCAACATTGCCAAAATGGTTACCAAGATACACAGCATGGCAAGATCATATCCGTAGAACGCCAGCAGGTCCATCATGGCCTGTCCCTGGGTGTTTGTGTAGCCTGATGGCATCGTACTGCCCGGGCCGGGTGTCTGGCTGCCATATGGTCCTAATGTTGTGGGTACTGTACCACCCGGGCCGGTTGTTGGTACTATGGTCATTGTCTGCGTACCTGCATGCAGTCTCACATTGACGGTATCAGGACCAAAATCCGATGTCGTTATGATTGTCATGTCGGTTGTATAACCCGCCTTCCCCGTATTGATGTATGCCTCCGTAGCATTCGGCCATTGAATATGGACTATACCAGAACTATCGGTATAATCCGATCTGGTTGTGAGACCTAATCCGGAGAGACTAACACGAGCATCGGCAATATCATTTGAACCGCTCCAATCAGTGACGTGGACGTACACCCAAACGTAACCCGTTGCGGCTGGGGGAACATACCCGGGTATCATCAAAATGGTATATGTCTGCCCGTTCCACTCTTGGACATTAAGCCTCGAACCATCTGTGTATCCGGTTGACTGACCATAGCCGTTGATGTGATGAGCTGGCAGGGTGTCAATACACCATGCCCCATCGGTATTCGTTCCATTGCTCCATGCTCCACCCTCAAGATCATGCAGCTGGATATTGCCGCCGTTTATCTTACCGCTACTCATGGCATCGGTGCATTGGAATGAGGTTCTCGAATACCCTGCAAGCGGAGGAATATTGCAGTTATTCGGAGACGCGTTGACGCTGATACTGACATACGAGCTCTTATTTTCCCAATCGCTTCCTGCGCTGTTGTTGGCTCGCAAGTTCACGGAATATAAACCGGGATAATGGGATTGCCATGTGAAGTTCTGACTTGTACTTGTCTGCCAGCCCTCAATTCCCATCCCTTCTGCATCAATAGTCCATAACCAATCTGTCGGGTTATTTGTTGACAGATCTGTACAAACCACATCGGTATCCGGGAACTGGCTTGTGGGGGTACAAGAGAAAGATGATACCGGAGTTGTGACCGCAGAACCACCATAAGAATAGTACTCAGCACCCCAAGCATAATTATACGCACCCATAGCCATACAAGCTGCATTCGGATCTGTTGGATAAGTTGTATCTACCCGAGTAGATGCAAAAGCATGAGCGGTGTTTTGAAAAGTTGCATTGGTGAACCGTGTTCTTGTCGTCCGACCCGTTACTTCATAACCCGTAATTACCGCATCATACGTAAACGCAGCAGTCCAATTATCATCATCAGAAGAATACCACGTAAAATCAAACGCTATATATTGGGATGTATTCGACGGATTCCTAAATACCCAGCTATCTGTTCCTGAATCAGCAGACGGATTATTCGAGGCATAATAATCTCCAATACCCGATCCCGTAAACCGTGTTACATTATTACAAAATGCCTGTGGATTAGCAAAATAAAATCCTGTAAATCCACCCGTATCATAATTATCCGTTAATGTCTGAGTCCATAACTCATTCCATGCACTCGCGGGGGTTGCAAGCAGGAGCACCAGCGCAAGGATAACCAGAATGCTCTTGTTCATGGTCAGAACCTCTTGAAGAGCAGGCCGCCGAGCATTCCGATAATCACCAATGTAAGGACATTGGTCTGGATGAAGCCAATTGCATTTGCGAGAAAGGTACTGGGATCATCCAGAGGATTAGAATACTGAGGTTTGAGAACGAAAACTATGTCTGATGTGGGGATGCTTATCCCAGCTGATGTGGTGTTATAGACTCCCAGAAGGGACCCTGTGGAATTATAGACATAGATATCCTTGTGAACAGTGCTATCGGGATCTGCAAAGCTGACGTACTGTGCAGATACAGAACTTGTAAGTGCAATCAACGCGATAATCATGATTACGAGAAATCGCTTGTTCATGAAGGAATCCCCTTTTTTGTAAATGCTCCGTAGATCAACAATACACACGCTGTTAAAAACATCAAATCCAAAATCAAATCTCCTGTCATTTTTCAAAACCTCTTGAATAATAATACGACTGCACCCAATACGGGCAGTGTCCACCAATACGCTGCAAAATTGACACCGCCCATGCTGTCTGTACTGGGCATGACCGGCAGGGGTGTTAGTGTGACCGGGGTAGTATTGGTGGTACAGTTCAACATGCCCCATTCGGTCTCATTGTAGATCTTGAACCTGTGCCACGTGGACGGCTGGAGGTTGCTGAACACTATGGAATCTGTGGTATTATCGAAAGCGAGCTCAAAGAGTCCATCAAAGCTGATTGCTGTGAGATTATCTGCAAGGCTGAGAGAATAGCCCAATGTGGTATCGGATACCTGGGAAAGAATAGGAGTGAGATTGCCGGTGACATTCTCACACTGTAAAGCAGTACTGGGAATCGTAGCATTTACCGTGATATATCCCGTCTTATTTTCCCAATCTCCTGATGCTCCGTTTGCTGCGTACAGGGACACATCATAGACACCAGACGTATTGAATGTGTATTCGGGATTTTGCAAATCACTGAATTTTACATCATCGATATACCAATCCCAATCTATCGACGTATTGGTGCTGGTGTCCGTGAAGGCTACTGCAAGCGGGGCGACTCCGGCAGTGGTGTTGGCGGTGAAGGAAGCAACGGGAGCAGGTTCTGTATCAGTACCATATTCCATTATATCCTGTATTTCTGTGGAGGACAGATCAATACCATTCCAAAGATGAAACTGTGTGCCAGAGCCAGCCCACTGTTGAGCAGTAGGCCCCCCAGCAAACAACATCGTATCCGAACTGGTTGCCGGATGTAATCCCCAAGACTGACTATCTTCAATGGTCGAGTTGAAAACCTCTGTAAAGTCCAGCGTTCCCGGGATGAAGAGATACCCCCTCATTCGTTCGGAAGAGGTATTCCATGTCATCGCCATACACAGCCATTGACCCGTTGGCGGGGTGACAAAGGTATAGTTTTTATTATTTGATGCCCCTCCTTGCCGGAACCTCCAAGAGAGAGAATTTGCTATACCCCCACTACCGGAACTTTCGTTCCCCGATATCCCAAAGACGTTATACCATGTATCGTTATTGCTTGCCTTCATGTGCCAGATGTATCGATACGTCGGATCATTCCACAAGCTGGCGTTATGGATCATCCCCCAACCGAGAGCCGTCCCGACATCGCCATTCCATGTCGAATTGAAAGCGGTATTCCCTATCTGAACGTAGGTATTGCTGAACGAGAAATTCATGGATTTGTTATCAGTAGCCGATGCGTTCCATACTGGTCCGGGTTGCTCGTATGCAATCCCAGACCCCGGCAAAGTGGCATAAATCCTTTCAGAGACAAGCGAGGCATCATCGAAATATGATACCCCAAGAGATGACGGCCCCTCCAGATACACCCGCATCTGTGTCTGCCCCGCGTTTGTCTTGATTATCGTTGAATTAAATACAAACGATGTTGCGTTCGAAGGGAGATTTTGGAGAGCAATATTATATGACGAATGGGTAAGATCGTAAACCGCTATCCGGGGGTATTTCACTCCCCCGCCCCTATACCAAAATGAGAAATTATAGGTCACGTTGGGGACTACCGTCACAAGTTGGCTGATTAACGTTGTACCTGCACCTCCAGATGTCACGTTCATCGCATACGTTCCCGAATGAACAATAGCCGTTTCATTGGTAAGCACACCATTCCCGACAGAGAGAGTCCACGAAAACGGATCTCCCTGTGTTTCAAATCCGGGATTTCCTAATATATTGTAAAGAGATACTTTACCTGTGGATTCGTTGATAACCAATCCGTCCCCAGTATCCTGAAGCGGGTATGAGAGGAGATTTTCGGGATAGTATGTAGCAACGTGATCCGCATACGTGGCTGCGCTTGTTGTACACACCACCAACGCAAGAATCGCCACCAACGCAAATGCTCCACAGCACATCACACAGAATACAGACTCTTTTGACATTCCGGTAAGAAATTCTGTATGTGTCATCATCTGCGTTGCACCCCCACCAGCAGCATCACCAGCATGGCAACCAGCAGCCAGCGGGTTCTCATTCTGTACCGCCGAATAAGATTACCAGACCAACAACAGCACCAAGAACGACCAGAACGGGAATTAAAAAGAGATCCGAAATATACAATCGCTTTTCGGAAAACATATTAAAGCACAATGATTGATTAACCCAAAAGTACAAAAAACTATCCCAAGAATAGAAAAGAAAAAAAGTTTAGAGTTTCATCATCGACAGAATTTTGTCCAGGAATGCGACGATGAACCCGATCACACTCATGATCAGTATCGCCGGGATGATCGCAACAATTAAGGCGATGATTGTCGGGATCAGCTCAATCATGGAATCAAGAACGGGACCAATCGTCCCATTGATGTCAATGGCTGCTGATGCTGACGCAACGAGACCCATTCCCGTTGCTGCGAGTCCTGCAAGCTTTACCTTTGAGGCAAAGAGGAACCCCTTCGCCTTTTCCTTAACTACTTCAGTAGTCATAAAAGGAAATCTCCTTTTGTCCTATATAAAGCATTGGTTTTTCTACGACGGTGCTACGACGGGACATCACAAAAAATTGCGGGTGCTCATTCTACTCTTGTGATAAAAACCAGAACGAACTTGAAAGTTTGTGCGCGGTTGTTGTTGTTAGTCAAGCATTACTATTAAGCAATATTCAGCCAATTTTTTAATATTCTGACAACCGCGAACAAAGATCAGAACATCTGCATGTGCAATTTATATACACTAGAAAGACCCCGATAAGCATTACCACACTATCAAAAACAACGGGAGCGCAAAGAAATTACTGTTTTGTCCTAATTAGATAGTGCAAAAAGGGGGAGGTGCGGCAGGATCTATACTACAATAAAATAAATGCAGTAAATAATCCAAAACAATACGCTACTATCAAAATAAAGATTAATGGAATCTCCACTTTGTCAGATAGACTCATGGCTGCTCCTGGTGCTGCTGGCGGAGTTGTTCAAGTCTATCCTGTACAAATTGCCTTGATGTGAGAAATCCTGAGATCCACCCATGTACCCAAGGCATTTCTTCGTGAATGTGTCTTCGTTCTTCTCTCCGTTTCCATTCGTCGTGTGCTATGAGAAGTAAATTTGTTGATGAAGGTAATTGCACATCATCGGCATTGCTGGCGGTGCTGTGGGGGTTGAAATCTCCCCTGAATATAGCAGTAACAAGATATAAATCTTCAAATGAACAATCCCATTCATCCCTATTTTGGTGCATTTCTGCACGTTCAAATAACCAATTTTGCACTTTTTTTGCATCAATTGTAATCAATCGCTGCGGGTGGGGGACGGTCATGGGGATGCACCTCTTATATCGCCAAACATCCACCATGCAAATGCCATAGCTATTGCTCCACAAATTACACCCATCCAAAATGAAGTATCAATATAAATCATCATCTCCTCATCTCCTCCGCATCTTGCTGCTGGTGGAGTTGTCCTACAACCACTAATAGAACCATCAGACAAATTACATAAATAATAACCGGAATTGCCATATCACCATCATTCTTAAATCCGAGGTATTCTAATAATAATTTCAAAATATACCCCCCAACAAACACCCCACAAAAGAGTATCGCAACTCCCGTAGCAGTTACATCATTGTCAAATATTGCTCGCTGCGAGTGTGGGATCATGGCTGCACCAGCATAGCAAAAATTAACGGACCAAGTATAATCAGTGTTGATACAACACCAACAAGGATTATCAAAAGTATATTTCTGTATAATCTACTCATGGCTGCTCCTGGGTGCGGGTGCGGAGAAAATAATAACCAAACACAAGCAACTCCGCACCCATTACACTTAAAAAAGTTGATACCCAAAATTCCAATTCTGTCATTATCGCTGCTCCTGGGTGCGGGTGCGGAGTTGTTCAACATGCTCCATTGCTTTTCGATAATCGGAATCAATATATGGATTGCCATTTGGATGAACTGCACAAATTTCCCTATCACAAAACACACATCGCTTTTCAGAGAAAGAACAAACGATTATTTGTAATATTTTTCTAATCATGAACGCCCTGCCTGCAATTCCTGCCAGATTGAACATTCGGAAAATGCACTCATAAATCGACACTTATCAGGACCATAATAGAATAATGCAGATGGGAATGTCGCTCGGTTCATTATTTTTCCCGATGGCGTTTTAAATTGGATTCTTGCTCTGGGAAATGCAACAAGTTCGGTATATTGCATAAGGATACGCCACGCCCGGGTTTCGGGTGCACATTTCCAAAGAACGATATATTCGGTAACTGTTCCAAGCCCGACTGATTCTCGAAGTTTCTCAAACCATTTTATTACGCCGCGACCATAAGGCGGATTTAAAAAGATTCTACCTTCCCATTTTATATCCAACCCATCAGTTTTGCCGGGCATCGCCGGATCCAAATCAATAGCCCCCATAGTAAATTGAACGGAGCAAAGAATATCTTCTGGGGTATAGTATTCTGGAGTTTTTGATGATGAATAAAATAGATCTTCATGAGACTGCATTATTTCTGTACCTCCGTATATTCCGTGTCCTTGTAGTTTTGTTTGAGTTTCCAATAGATGTAATCAATATCGTCCATCCCAACACCATCAAAAATCTCATCGCGCTCTTTTTTCAATTGTTTGTAAAATTTATCCAGCACATCATCGGCATTGCTGGCGGTGCTGTGGGAGGCGCAACCATACTTTTGAATATGAATTATTATTTCCGTTGAATCGTCGCTTGACATTGAATATCCGTGACAGAAATCCATATATTGATTTTCGGTATGGAAATCGCATGTTTCGCATCGCTGCGGGTGGGGGGCGGTCATGAAGTTTGACACCTCCGCAAATAACAGCAATCAAAATTATCGCAACTGATACACCCCTCTTCATTACAGTCAATTTCATTCTCTAAACTTGCGTCTGCCTGATCTTGCCAAACATCAGAAATATCACCAAATGTCATTTCACGCTCGCCTCCGGGTCATGGGGAATTTCAAATTCGTGAAATCGACATCTCATCCAATCCTGAACAATTGGAAACGATTCTCCGTGAATTGCAAGCTTTGGAGGTTCATAAACACAAAGTTTGTTATTTTCGGTTGTCCTTCTTGCCTGGATATGCCACTTGCAATTCCCACAATTTGGTTCTCTCCATTTTATGATATTTGTCATCACTGCTCACCGTCCTGCTCCTGGGTGCGGGTGCGGAGTGATTGTATATAATTTATTAATTTTACAATGGAAAATGTACCAGAAATGGCAAGATGTTTTTTACCATTTTCGTAAATTTCAACACACATATCATTAAGAATATAATTTAATATTTTATCGAGAACTTCCTCACGCTCATTGGTGGCAATGTCGTGGGATGAACGGATTTCACTTATCATCTTTTCAAGTATATCAGCAGACTTGGGATAATCCATTAGCCTTAAAAGATTAATTGTGCCTTCAAACTCACAGAAGTGTTTTTCTGTAATAATATATTGTTGCGGATGGGGGGCGGTCATGAAGATACCCCGCATTTATGTAAATAAATTCCAATAATCACAAAAATTATTATGATAAAAATTACTGTTGGATACTGCTCTAAAATGAATTGTTGCGGATTTTCAATGTAACATGCTTGGACATTGGAAGTCAAATTATAAGTCCAACATTCTCTCATCGCGGCTCACCGTCCTGCTGTGGGGTCATGGGGACACCATTACGCTCATCCGTATATGGGCAACCTTCGCAGATATCCCAATGATCGCACTTGTCGCAATGTGAACCCTCATCTGCCTTTTCTTCTCGGAAGACGGGCATCTGAATCTGAACTCCTGCCAAAATCATTGCCTTCATTAATTCTGGTTCACTCGGATCCCACTGGAATACCTCATCTCGATCTGGACCTGTTAATGTCATACCCCACCATCATCCCGAACCCACTGGTTCATCCTGTGCTCGAACAGTAACTTATCCCGAATGGCGAAAAAGATTCGCTTCTCTGTGCGGGTGTAGCTGAGGAAGAAGTGGATCATGGTCCCTCCTTGCCCCAAATTAAAATGCAAAATCCTAACCCATCATCTATCTCTTCCCAAGCTGAACAATCATCACCCTCTTTAATATCAAACTCTCGAAATGGTCTGCCATTGTGGCATTTTGTCCCATTTCCAAATACTCTGAAAGGACAATAAAATCCAACCATACTTAATCCCTTCCGTATGCTGGCATTGGGGTGGGACGAGGGCGGTCCAGATCGCATTTGTTTGATTTGAAATACTCACAGTCGTTGCATGATTCATCGAAGCAAATAAAACGGAATGCTTCTTTTCCATCTCCGCACATTATCCAGACACCTCCCCATATTTTCTGAACCAATCGACAGCTTTGTTCCAGAGTTCCATAGTCTCAAATTTCCGGCCATTCATTTTATTGACCTCTGATGTGACGATCTGCAAAGTATCATCATCGAAGTCATGGCGGGATAAACAAATTTTGAACACTGGATATGCTGATGTCTTTTGCAGGAGCTCTCCAAAATTTATCAAATCCTGTTCACGGTTTTTGACAACATCATCCAGGCCAATTTGGGCTGCATGATCTTTGATTATTTCCCGGACTTCATGTTCGTAATTTTGCTTTAATCTGAGTACAAAGTACTCAGACTTTTCTCGGATGAGTTTATCGTGTGGGTCTTCCGGTACTTCAAAAAACAAAGCCAAGCACCGATTAACAAACGGTGTTAATTCGAGACCTTCGGAAACGGACATCAGATACAGGTTATTATCAATGTTGACTGATGTCCGTTTATATCGCCTTTTTTGCATCAATCAACACCTCCTTTTAGAACCGTACTCAGAGTACACTCAGAGTACCGAGTACGAGAGAGAGAGAGAGAGAGAGAGAGAGAGAAAAAACCGTATATAAATGTTTTCATCTTGTCACGCTCACATCATTACACGCAGCGGCCACGGTTTTCATGCGGAACTCTTTGTATTTGTATGAGTTTATCATGTTCTCAAATTCCCTAGCTGATTCAATGCACGGACAATCAAATGATGCTAGGTGCAGATTGGGACACGGTGATATGTTCATGCAATAATACCCGATCCGTGATTTTGGATTTGGATAGAGGTATGAGCATGTCATTAATCATCAGCTCCCGGGATGTATGACATGAAACATGCAAATTGTGCATGGCATTCCCGGCAGTTCTTGCCCTTACACATCCAATGAGAGAAACACTCCGGTAAGACCGGGCCGTATGCTTCCTTTCCATCTCCGCACATCAGTCCACCTCAATTATATCAGAAAGTCTTACTGCTTTCACTGATGGTTGTGGAGGTATCGGGCAGATCATTGTCTGATGCCCACACTTCCCGGTAATTGTAGATCCCATGCACCGAAGCATACCAAACGGAGCTCTCCGGTAATACGGGCAAATGATCCGAGTAGCTGTATTCTCGAAACTGAATGCCTGGCCTATCTCAGCCAGCTCTTTTTTGCGTTCTGACATTCAGACCACTCCTGAGTACTTTGGATGGTCCTTGATCCATCCTTCTGATGCAGAAACGAACCGACCACATGACGGACAGAGCTTTCCATCATGCAAAAGTATCATAAGAGATCCGCACGAATAACAAGAGGGATGAGTTATCCGATGGATTGACTTGTCAGAAGATATTATATTCTCAAAACGTTTCTTGTTCTCTGAGGATGCCTGTTGGGTTTCACACTGGCAGGCATTCTCATTTTTTCGACATCTCTTTAATTCCATTCCTTTCATATCCTTCGAAACTGTAGAGTTTCACCTGGTTAAAGGAATGTTCGTGGGAAAAGCTATCAGACATTTCGGGCATTTCAATCCTCAGTACCTCGTCTATTGAATGAGCTCGTAACTCGAATTTTCGTTTTACGAGATACCAATAAACCTCATCGCTGAGTACTACCGGCTTC